ACTCTCAAAGGCTCTGCCACCATCTCTGCAGTCTTTTGTGATAGCACCCATTTATGTCTAGGATTAGCTAGAGTATAAGCTCTATACTCCTCAAATATCTCCATCAGCTTCTCAGGAGTCTCTATTAATTTTGTTCTACCCATTTCCTTGTCGTGTATAAAGTTTCTTATAATTCTTACTTGATTTCAGCTTAGAGGTTTTACTCTTAGCATGAACACCTGGTCTCTTTACCTTAGGCTTTCTGCAGAATGATATGCTACTCTGCTTCTGTGCCATCCTCCTCAGTTTCTACAGTAGGCTCATCTACTACAGGAGTAGGTATTGGTCCTTTGACTGCTTTATACTTTATTACCTTAGGCTCAGATACTGTAGGCTCTTCAAACATATAGCCTAATCCTATAGACTCACAAAAAGTGTAATTCTCAGTTGAGACATTTACATTATTACCTTTGTGAGATACTTTTACTCCAATAAATTCATTTTTAATTTTCATCTCTTAGTTGTTTTAAATCGGTTTTTATCTCTTGTATCCAATAGTGAGCAGATGTAACAGGTATCTTAAAGTATTCTGCCATAGCTCTAGCTGTACTGTATCCTTTATCAAAATAAGTCTGAAATACTATCAGCTTAATTCTATCTGTTATCCTCCCTCTATATGTCTCAATCACTGCCATGTTATCCTGATACTGCATATCTTCTCTAATCTTATCCCACAAATCAGTATCATCATCCATCACTATAGGCATAGTACTATCTGTAGCTGTCACTCTCTCCTGCCTATTAGTTAGTGATGTAGACCATAGGATCTGCATCTTAATAGTATTTAATAGATATGCTTTCACCTTACCTGGATCAGTCACCTCTATATCTATATTACATAAATATAAAAAAGAGTTATTTATTACAGCATCAGCAGATATTGTAGACTTCATTCTTACTAGAAAATAGTTAGTATATTTCCTTATCTCTTTGTAGTGAGCTGATATGTAGTTATCAAGTATAGGTCTCATACCATTGCTTGAAATCCTTAAGCCATATCTTTCTCCTCACACTACCACAAAAACATTCTTTATCAGGAGTAGCTGTCAGTCTTATCTTAATGGGCTTGAGTTTTAATAAGTGAATCTTATAAGACTGTTCTTTCTCAGGCAGATTAAATACCTGTTGTATTATTACTTGCTCAGCTTCTGTAAACATTCCTGTAATATAAACGACAATAGAGCTACAATAGTTGCCTGAGCAAAAGACCAGGTGCATAATAATGTTAGCCAAAAAGATACGCATTTAATACAGCTAGCAGATGAGTGTAGATATAATGATAGATTGCTAAACTTTATTTTCCTAAAGATTGAGTCTATCAGTAGCTGTAATGGCTCAAAGTTTACTAGAAACCATGATATTGATATGTAGGTTAGTATGTTCATCTGCCAAAAATAACAAAGGCAGCCATAAGACTGCCATAAAGTTATTAGTTTTTAAGATAATTTTTCCACCATTTAAGATAGAACTGCTCATTGACAGCCTTACCATTAGTGAATCTCCAAATGGAGCAGTAAGAGACTCCGATATCCTCAGCATAATGGCTGAGCTTATATCTTTGGGTGAGCTTAGACTTAGTCTCTTTAATCATAAAGTCTTTTAAGCTCTCACCCTTAGAAAGGGAGATCATCTGCAGGATTATCAGGTACATGAGCAGGAGCTACTGCAGCTGCAGTTAATACTTCTATCTTCCATAACTCTAATGAGTTGAAATGCTTATCCTGCCATTCTCTACCTCTCAGATTGAATGATGCCTCTACCTCTTCTCCTACTCTACAGCCATCTAGTAGAGCTGTTTTATCTCCTGTAGCTTGTAGGCTGATGTGTTGAGGGAATTTACCATCCTCTACTGTTATTACTATCTCTCTCTTAGAGAACTTCTCAGTCACCTGTACGGTATCACCTATCACTTTGATAAGTCCTTTTACTTTGTAATCATTCATATTATTATAGTTATTAATTTATATACTCCGATAAGTGCAAATCCATAGACTACTAAAGTCAGTATGATTGCCATTGTTTTTTCTGTCATAATACTTTAGTAGGGAATGGATTAGGATTGTATTCACCATACTGCAGTAGTGCTAACTGTTCTGCATACTCCTGAGCTTTCTTAGCTGCAAATTTACAGCTGATGCCAGGATTGTTTTGGATTAGTGCTTGCATAGCTGCTATCATGGCAGCCTCATAGAATTTATCTCTCATCTTATTTATTATTTAATTGATTAATATACTTAACATAGTACTCAGTGCAGTGATGCAGTCTTACCTTAATCTCCTCCTCAAGCTCCAGGTCTCTAGTAAAGAGCAGAGTAGTGATTCTCTTCTCAGGAGCTATATGATCTACCTGATGCAGTGATAAGTTCTCCCATTCATTGAGTAGAGATGGATGAGTACTCACCATGCAATAGACTAGACTAGCATAGTTCTTATCATATAGCATCATGTAAGCTCGTAACTGCCACTCATAATCTTTATTTATAGCCTCTTCTGAGGTAGCAGGAAAAGTCTCTAAGGACCATGAGGTCTTTATGTCTACTATTTGGTCATCTAGTACTATATCAGCCTCTCCTGTGAGCCATTCGTTATTCAGTCTCTCAGTATTTTTGACCATGCTAGTGAATGATACAGTATTGAGTAGAGCTATAGAATCATTCTCCTGCATTATACCCTTATTAATATACTTATTATTCAGCTCTACATTGTAGCCATAGAAATCCTGCTTAGCTAGACCTCTGATGTAGGTCTTAGTAGTTTCAGATAGCACCTCAGACTTAGTCCGAGATGCTGTCATTAGTTTTCCGAGTGATGATGGATGCCATTTCATAGTAACATAAGTGCTTTATTCTGCAAATCTGTAAGCTCAAAGGTCTCTCTTAGCTTAGGGATAGTAAACTTACCATCCTGAATAGATACTAATGCCTCCTCAAATCTCTCCTTAGATAGTCCAGGCTTAGCTGCCTTAACAGGTACACTAGCTAGATTAGCATCATCATCTACTGACTGCAAGCATAAGATACTGCTCAGAGTATATCTACGATAGTAAGTGACTGCAGATCCTACTTGCTGAGGATTCAATCCTGTAGGTAATTCCATACATGAATCAATAGACTCATTAGAATCTATGCAGATTATCTGAGTACATACTGAATTGCCTTGAATAGGCTGTAATAATAGTAGACCATTCTCTAATAGAATAGGCTCTACTGCCTCAGTGATTGCATTAATGTCACTGTAGGACTTTTTAAAGTGTGGATTGGTAGCATTCTTAGCTACTTTGCCGATTGACTGCTTAGCTTTGTGTAGCTTCTGATGCAGAGTTAGTACAGGTGCTGGTACTACAGCTTTTGTTTTTGTTTCCATAATATAGTTTTAAATTTCAGTAAAGATAATCAATTAATTCATATCTGCAATACTTTTATTAAAATAATTTTTGTTGAGCAGTATGATTATTAATTCTTTGCATTGCCTTATCAAAATACTCCTTGTCAAGTTCACAAGCTGTTAGGTCAAAGTCATAGTCATGACAGGCTATTGCTATTGAGCCACTACCTAGATGAGTGTCTAGTATTTTATATCCTTGTTTTGCATAGTTTATCAAAATCCACCTGTATAAATCAACGGGCTTTTGTGTTGGGTGTATTCTTTCAACTTGGTGCTTCTTCTTAAATCCTGCCCATAAATAATCAAACATATTGCATTTTTTATCAAAACTAGTCCAAGCTAATTCTGCCATAGATAAATATTCTTTTATATCTACTTTTTTATTCCATACAATCCACCCTTTAGATGGTCTTAAAAATTCAGTCATATAGTTACCACCCCAAATAATTTGATTTTTACTAACCCTAAATAATTCATCAAAGTATTTTTTATTCGGTATTGATGTATCATCAAATGTTTTATAAATTTTACTATTTGGATTTTTCCATTTTGCAGTTGGTCTATCTGCTTTATTTCTATCTCCACTTTCATTAATTCCATAAGGAGGATCTACAATAGCCAAGTCAAAATACTTATCAGGATAGCGAGCCATTAGCTCCATGTTATCTTCGTTTGTTATTGTAAGCATGATATAAATTTTAAGTAAAACTCCATAAATTCATCAAAATTTCTTGCAATAAAGTATGTACCCCCTGCAGCTTCTATACTTTCCTGATACCTCTTCTGCACTTCTGACTGCTTATCCTTACCATACTTCACCTCAATCTTAACAGATCTACCTCTAATGGTGGCAGATATATCAGCTGAGCCTTTAGTGGAGGTAGATGGAGTCCAGGTGCCTTTGAGTTGTCTAGTATTCTCTCCTACCTGTATCTTTTTACCCTCTCTATACACACCCATTGTATTAATTCTCTCAGCTTGAAAGCCTGAGAAATTTATAAATGCAGTGATACATTGAGTCAGAGCATTAGCTGAGTCATCTTTCCAATTAGATAGAGGGATATAAGCATTGTTAGGATATTTAGCTGATAGGCTAGCTAGTTCTAGGGCTTTGAGGATTGCTTTGTTTTCTTTGTTCATGTTAATTTTTATAAATAAATTCTTTATTAAATTTAGGCTTATACTTTTGGATTAAATATCTTTCAATCATATCTACAAATTGAATTTCTACTATTGTATAGGCAAAGTAAAAATAATCTTTGCGTTTTATTAAAGTTAATAAGTTTTCTCCATCATTGTATGGATGAGGTACTCTTGTAATTAAATGATTACATAATCTTTGCCTAATACAATTTGCTGATTTACCAATATATAATAATTCTTTGTCTTTTGAATAAAGAAAATATACTCCTTTAATTTTGCTTTTAGGTGCTAAATTAACATAATCATTAACACTTATTAATTCAGAAAAATTATTAATAGTGTATTGTATTTTATATCCTATCATATCAATTATAATTTACTGTATCCCAAATATCAGGCTCTCTCTGAGTCTTAATCTCAAACCATCTAGCTCCATTGCTAGATCCATCTACATACTCCTTACCATTGTACTCTGCATATTTCTTACACCATTTGTTGAATGTTCTGTTAGTCAGGTACTTCTTTTGGTCAGTGTACTCAGCTATAAAGTTCTCAAACATGGATACCTTATTCAATCTCTGATCAAATCCTATATTCTTATTATCTACCCATTCAATAAAGTCCTGGCTTGTCTCATTGATAAACTTTCTTAGCTCTAGATTCTTAGCCTCAGATTCTACTAAGCCATTCTTTAGATAATAGTTTAAGCAGTTAATCATGTAATGGTCAAACCTTGCCCATTCCTGTTCATCCCAATCTTCAAAGAGCATATATCCAAATTCATCAAATGGAGTATGATGTGTGCCAAAATAACTACTCAGCTCCACCTCAAACATCCTACGCTTGAATGAGCCACCATCTGCTTTGATAGTGTAGTTAGTAGAGATAAGTACTTTAGGTGAGTCTTTTACAGGTAGTTTAATTGCATCTCTACCTTTGTATTCAATAGTAAGTCCTTCAGTGATTATACTAAATAAGCTCTCAAAATTAAAGTTCTTTCTTACATCATCAAATGCTAGGACCTGGCAGTCAGAAGAGACAGTCTGATAGGGGAATGATTTATTTGAGTCAAAGGTCTTACCATCAATGGTGCTAACTTTTTTCATGTATCCAATAGCATTAATCAGAATCCCTTTA